CGACGAACTCGCTCAACGTAAGGACACGATCAACTATTACGATTTTTCGTATAGTCTACTTAAAGACGGTGGAGTTAAGACCAAAATCATTAAGAAGTATCTACCGCTGATAAATCAGCAAGTCAATAAGTATCTACAACTTATGGACTTCTACATTAACTTCTCTCTTGATGAGGAATTCAACGAAACCGTCCAGTCCCCAATTCACGAGAACTTTTCCTATTCTTCTTTCAGCGAGGGAGAGAAGATGAGAATTGACCTGGCACTCTTGTTTACCTGGAGAGAGGTAGCAAGGATGAAGAACTCTGTCAACACGAATCTACTCATCATGGATGAGGTGTTTGATAGTTCCTTGGATGGTCTTGGCACGGAAGACTTCCTTAAAATTATTCGATTTATTATTAAGGATGCAAATATCTTTGTCATCTCTCACAAAGAATCACTGCACGATAAATTTGATCAAGTGATTAAGTTTGAGAAGATGAAAGGATTCAGCATGATGGTTTCCTGATGCCCACATTTATCCATAAAGACACTGGTAAGAAAGTATTCTTTGCTCACATACCTAGAACGGCAGGAAGATTTGTAGAGGCGAATCTCTTGGCAAATGGGTTTGAGTGGGGGGAGAGTCACATGGACACTGGTCTTGGTGTCATGTCTGTGGTCAATGGCGTAGAGATTGCCCACTATCATCGTGAGCACTATCAGGAGTATTTGGATGTTGAGAACATCCCACATTTCTCTATTGTTAGAAGTCCCATCACTAGATTCATTTCTGGTTCGGTTTATCTGAAGAGGACGTATGGAAATGATATTCAATCAGTCATGGAAGATCCCATGATGTTTGCATCAATGATTCAGAATCTTCCTTTTGAGGGAGCATGGAATTGGTATAGACCTCAGATTGATTTTCTGACAAATAAGACTCATGTCTGGAAGTTTGAAGACAAGATTGGTGTAGAGTTTGTGTCTTGGTTGAGTGAGATTATTGGAGTTGACCTAAAGTTTCAGGATGATATTGATTATCCTAAGTCTGGAGACGAGGGTAATAAACTGAAGAACAGTCCTGCACTAGAAGTAAATATACGCACTTGCTACAGCAAAGACTTTGAAGTTCTGTATAGAAATCTATAGATTTTGTAAATTATTACTGAACTTCATTAAAAACTAGAAATGTTTGGGTTTCCTGACTAGATAGGATAGAATGAATAAGGAGACGACTATGTAACCAAAGTTTTCTTTGTTATGTCGTTATGTCCCCGACTGTATAATAGGAGACATTATGCACAACATACTTTCATATAATCAACTAGCGGGTTGGAAGCAGAGCGTGGAACGTTTGACTCATACATTAGATCGAACGATGGATGAGGCTGATCAGCTAAATGATTATTACGATTGCCTAATTGAGTGTGACGACGATCAGGCGACTTGTAAACGAATCTGTAGGAGTATTCTTTCATAGCATCTTTCAGAGCACACTGTAGACACTGTAGGAACTGTCACTGAGGAGCCCCGCCGAAAGGCGGGGTTTAGTATTATAGGGACATCTAAGAGAAACCCATGGCAGTCAGTCACGAAATCAAATCCCAACTTGCTAAACTCCTTGCCACTGAGGATTTGATTGTGGAGCACAAGAAGGTTCAAACTGCCTGCTTCAATGTCCACACCCGTGTTCTGACTCTCCCTATGTGGGACAAGGCAAGCAACACTGTCTATGACCTGCTAGTTGGTCATGAAGTAGGACACGCACTCTTCACTCCAGACGAGAATTGGTTGCAGAAGGTTGCTGTTCCTCCTCAATTTGTAAATGTTGTGGAAGATGCTCGCATTGAGAAACTTATGAAACGCAAGTACATGGGACTTGCAAAGTCGTTTTTCAAAGGTTACAAAGAACTAAATGACGAGGACTTTTTCTCTATTAATGACAGCGACATTTCTGATTTCAATCTTGCTGATCGTGCAAATCTATATTTTAAGGTTGGTAATTTTGTAGACCTATCTTTCGATTCTGAAGAGGTGGTCTTGATTCAGAAAATCGCAGACGTAGAAACCTTCGACGAAGTTTTGAAGGTTGCAGAGGAATTGTATTTGTTTTGTAAGAAAGAGAAAGAAGAAAAAGTAGACGATACTGAGATGCCACCTGAAATGGATGGTGAGACTGCATCTGCAAGTGAACTAGAGACTAAGCAGGAGGACTCTCCTGGTGAGGGTTCTGGTGACTCTGAGGGTCCACAGGGAGACCAATCCACAGAGGAGGCTACTGCCTCTTTGACTGATGAACCAGAGGTTCAGACTGCTGACGCTTTGCAAGAGAATCTGCAAGACCTCGTGGATAGTGACAGTCGCGAAAATGTATATGTAGAGATCCCTAATGTTGACCTGAAGCACATCATCGCGCCTAATGATGAGATTCATAAAGTAATTGATGACTGGTTTAGAATTCAGCAAAATAACTGCTCCCACATTAATTTGTTTGCTAAGGCAGATGAAGAGTTTATCAAGTTCAAACGCAACGCACAGAAAGAAGTCAACTATCTTGTAAAAGAGTTTGAGTGTAAGAAGGCAGCAGATTCCTATGCTCGTTCTACTACTGCTCGTACTGGTGTTCTTGATACATCTAAACTGCATACTTATAAGTTCAATGAAGACTTGTTCAAGAAAGTCTCTGTAATTCCTGATGGTAAGAACCATGGTCTCATCTTCATTCTTGATTGGAGTGGGTCTATGAGTAAGGTTATGCTGGATACAGTCAAGCAACTCTTTAATCTGATTTGGTTCTGTAAGAAAGTTTCTATTCCTTTTGAGGTGTATGCCTTTACAAATGAATGGAAGAAAGGTGATCGTGAAGACAGGTACGAAAAAGGAGAATATGCGTATACACCAAAAGAAAATCACCTTGTCGTCGGTGGTGATTTTTCTTTGATGAATCTCTTGAATGATAAAGTAAATGGTAAGCAACTTGAGCATCAGATGCTTAACATCTGGAGAGTTGCAAAGGCATACTCTAACTTCTATGGGTCTCCTTATTCTGTTCCCTGCCGTTTGGGTCTGTCAGGCACTCCTTTGAATGAGACATTCGTTTGCCTTCATAAAATCATTCCTCTGTTCCAGAAACAAAACAAAGTGCAGAAGGTTCAGTGTATCGTATTGACTGATGGTGAAGCAGCACATCTGAGTCGTCACGTTGAAGTTCAGCGCCATTGGGAGACCGAACCTTATATGGGATGTCGTCAGTTGTCTGGTGGTGTTAGTTTCCTTCGTGACCGAAAGACAGGCAACACCTATCAGGTTCCTTATGGGTGGCATGGTTTCACTGACATGATGCTCAAGAATCTTCGTGATAACTTCCCCTCAGTTAACTTTGTTGGTATCCGTGTTCTTGAGAGTCGTGATGCAAACCACTTCATGAGTCTATATCACGATCGCGGTTCTAATGTATTCCATAAGATGCAGAGTGAGTGGAAGAAAACACGTAGCGTTGTCATCAAGGAATCTGGGTATCATGCATACTTCGCTATGTCTGCAACATCATTGGCACAAGACTCTGACTTTGAAGTTGATGATGGTGCAACTAAAGCGAAGATCAAGTCTGCATTCATTAAGTCTTTGAAGACTAAGAAACTAAATAAAAAAGTATTGGGAGAGTTCATCTCTTTGGTAGCATGAACTGGAAAGAAATAGCATTACAAATGGAAACCGATCCTAGAGTTCGGAAGGTTCTCAAGGAGGGTCCGAAGAGTCTTGCTCAAGCGTGGATGCTGCAGGCAATGAAGTTCAAGTATGGACGATATGAGAAGTGACACACGGCGGGTTTGAGACCCGCCTTTTTCATCTATAATAACTACAGTTCAAACAAAGCAAATGGGTCTTTCCAAAGAAAGCATCGTCAACTGTCTCCGTGAATCTTATGGTGAGTCTGTAACCTCTGCTGAGATCAAGGCATTTTGCCAGATGAATGATTTCAATTATCAGACCATCACTAACAAACTGACTGACTACAAAGTTGGTCGTGGTAAGTGGAATCTGGAAGTAACAAAAGAGACTGTAGAAGAACTGGAAGTAACTTATAATTCTCCTGCTGCTATGCCAGCAATCGAACAAAACCTTATCCCCGCGAAAGATGATTCCTTCGTCCAGTTTGGTAATTTCACAGATATTAAGAAAATTATTAAGTCCCGTTACTTCTACCCTACGTTCATCACGGGTCTTTCGGGCAATGGTAAAACGTTCTCTATTGAGCAAGCGTGTGCCCAACTCGGACGAGAACTCATCCGAGTCAACATCACAGTAGAGACAGATGAAGACGATCTTATTGGCGGTTTCCGTCTTGTTGGTGGAGAAACCGTTTGGCACAATGGACCAGTTATCGAAGCCCTGCAACGGGGTGCTGTGCTGCTCCTTGACGAGATCGACCTCGCCTCAAACAAAATTCTCTGTCTTCAGTCTATTCTCGAAGGAAAAGGAGTTTTCCTCAAGAAGATTGGCAAATGGGTTGCGCCCACAGAGGGTTTCCAAGTATTCGCAACAGCCAACACCAAAGGTAAAGGTAGCGACGACGGACGATTCATTGGAACTAACGTGCTCAACGAAGCGTTCCTTGAGCGATTCCCTGTGACCTTTGAGCAGGAGTATCCCTCTACTGCCACTGAACAGAAAATCCTTGGTAAACTTTGCAAGGATGAAGAGTTCTGTAAGCGTCTCTCCGACTGGGCTGACATTATTCGTAAAACCTTCTATGATGGTGGTATCGAAGAAATTATCAGCACCCGTCGTCTAGTTCACATTGTTAAGGCATACGGCATCTTTGGAGACAAGGCAAAGGCAATCCAAGTCTGTGTCAACCGTTTCGATGATGAAACTAAGCAAGCATTCTTGGAACTTTATGACAAGGTTGACGCTGACTTTGTGATGCCCATTGACGAAAACCCTACCCTTTGATATAATATGGGAAACTCTTGGTCCTTTCTATTTGATGAAATGAACATGTCTAATCAAGATTATTGGTATGATGACGGTTTTAGTTTGACTGGTAACCCTGGTGCTGCCTCTCCTGATACAATCAACTTTGGTTCAACCAGTTATGGTGCAGCACCACCAGTTATTCTGGGTGGAATGGGTGAAGACCATATTTCTTTTGGATCTGCTTACTCCTCTTCTGTTTATGGTGCATCTGGAGAAGATTCTCTCTGTTTTGATCTGAAGATTCCTGAAACTAAAAACAACAAATACAAATATAGTGAGGATGTAGTCCTCAATGAACTGAAAGATTATATTACTGGCACATACAATCAGCATTACTCTGCTGGTGATGATAAAATTCAAACGCTTGACCTAATTGAAGCATGTGGCGACGGTGAATCCTTCTGCCGCAGCAACATCCTCAAGTATGCCTCTCGTTATGATAAGAAAGGCACTGCTCGTCGTGACATTATGAAGATTCTGCATTATGCTGTACTTCTGATGCATTTCAACGATAAGAATGCACAACGCGAAACCTATCCCCAGTGAAACTGAGACCCTCTAATACTATGAAACTGTCTGATAAAACTATCTCCGTCCTGAAGAACTTCTCTTCGATTAATCAATCGATTCTCTTCAAAGAAGGTAGTAAACTTCGCACTATCAGTGTGATGAAGAACATCCTTGCTGAGGCAACTGTCAGTGAGGAGTTCATGAAGGACTTTGGTATCTATGACCTGAACCAGTTCCTTAATGGTCTGAGTCTGCACCAAAGTCCTGAACTTGACTTTCAGAATGATGGATACGTTGTTATTCGTGAAGGTCGGTCTCGCTCCAAGTATTTCTTTGCAGACCCTAACGTGATTGTCACTCCTCCCGAGAAGGCAATTCAACTTCCTAGCGAAGACGTTAAATTTGAATTGAGCACAGACCAACTTGATAAACTGCTGAAAGCGTCTGCTGTTTATCAACTTCCTGATCTTTCTGCTATTGGTGAAGCAGGTGTAGTCAAACTGGTTGTTCGTGACAAGAAGAACGATACTTCCAACGATTATGCTGTTGTTGTTGGTGAGACCGACAAAGAGTTCTCTTTCAACTTCAAGGTAGAAAATATCAAGGTTCTTCCTGGAACTTACGAAGTGGTAGTGTCTCAGAAACTTCTCTCTCGTTTCACTTCCAAGAACCATGACCTCACATACTACATCGCACTCGAACCCGACTCCACCTTCAAATAAAAAGGATTATCAAGGTCCCCTGTATGCTCCATGGTGGAAAGTTGAAGCAGGGAAAAAACAATTTCGTGAATGGTTAAAAAAGCAACAGTGAAACACATCCTTTTTACCCTTCGGGGTTGTCCGTTTGAACTCCTTGATGATAAAGAGTTCATTCGGATGCTTTTGTATAGAGCAACAAAAGAATGTAAAGCGACTCTACTCAATCTGGCGGTGCATAAGTTTGATCCTCAAGGGGTTACTAGTATTGCTATGCTTGCAGAGAGTCATATTTCCATTCATACTTGGCCTGAGAAAGGCATGGCAGTTTGCGATGTCTTTACCTGTGGTGATACCGCAGAACCTCAACTTGCTGTAGAATATATGAGAGAACATTTGAAGGCAACGGATATTGTCTCTCAAGAGTTTGTTCGTCCTTTGGAATAATTATTATGCGTGATGAATTTCTTTGGGTTGAAAAGTATCGACCCAAAACTATTGAAGATTGTATTTTACCAACAAATATTAAGAAGACATTCTCTAACTTCCTAGATAAAGGAGAGGTGCCAAACTTGCTACTTGCGGGTCCTGCTGGTTGTGGTAAAACGACAGTAGCAAAGGCACTATGTAACGAACTAGGAGTTGACTATTATGTCATCAACGGATCCGATGAGGGACGATTCCTTGATACCGTCCGAAATACTGCGAAAAACTTCGCTTCGACCGTCTCGCTTTCGTCAACTGCAAAACACAAAGTCATCATCATTGATGAAGCAGATAACACAACCAATGATGTACAACTCCTCCTACGGGCGTTTATTGAGGAGTTTAGTGGCAACTGCAGATTCATCTTTACCTGCAATTTCAAAAACAAAATCCTTGAGCCACTCCACTCCAGGTGCGCGTGTGTTGACTTTTCCACCAACTCAAAAGACAAACCCCAACTCGCTGCCGCCTTCTTCAAAAGAATCCAAGAAATCTTGGATACAGAGGGTGTTGAATTTGATAACAAGGTCCTGGTAGAACTAATTAATAAACACTTCCCTGACTGGCGTCGTGTTCTTAATGAGTGTCAACGTTACTCCTCAGGTGGTAAGATTGACTCTGGCATTCTTGCAACCTTCAGTGATGTAAAAGTAAATGACCTGGTTAAGAAACTTAAGGACAAAGATTTTCCCGAAGTACGTAAATGGGTTGTCAACAACCTGGACAATGATACTTCTGTTTTATTGCGTCGTATTTACGATGCTTGTTATGATTCCATGGTTCCGAATAGTATTCCTGCTGCTGTGCTTACTCTTGCTAAGTATCAGTATCAGATGGCATTCGTCGCGGATCAGGAGATAAATATGCTAGCATGTCTCACAGAAATTATGGTGGAGTGTGAGTTTAAATGAACAGAAAAGAATATAATAGGGAATACTATCTCAAAAATAAAGAAAAGTATCTTGAAAGACAAGCAACCTCAGAGTATCGTGAAAAACAAAAACATTACCAAAGATTAAGGAAAGAAAGACTTAGAGAAGAAACTCAAAAAGAAAATTTAATTTTTATTGAAGAGAATGGTTTGGTTGAGCATCCAGATTATCCTGGATATTATGGAACCATAGATGGTAAAGTTTTTAGTAATAGGGGTGCATATGGTAAAATTAGACCAGTAAAACCAATTCTTCAAAAAAATAACAATGGATATTATTTGATAAATTGTGGTAGTGATAAAAATGGTAAGAGAAACCAAGTTTTTTGGCATCGATTTATAGCAAAGACATTCATTCCCAATCCCAATAATTTACCTGAAGTTAATCATTTAGATGAAGATAAAGGTAATTGTTGTGCTGATAATTTAGAATGGTGTGATAGGCAGCATAATATGCAACACTCTCTTGCTAAAAAATACAAAGTTACCAATTTAAAAACAGGAGAGAGTTTTATAATTAGAAACTTATCTGAATGGTGTAGAATGGAGAATATCGATTACCAACAAGCTAACAACGTTGCAAATAAAATACGTAGCAAAACAGTAAAAAAGAAAACTTTTACCTTGGAACCTTTAAATGAAAACCCCTAGACAAAAGAAATCCAGAACATATTATTATTTCTGGTCTTTCATGGCACTTACAGTATTCTTTGGACAACTATATGTTGGATATGGATACCGTCTCATGCATGGAAGTATGCTAGACTTACTTGATAAAGTTGATGGAGTTCTGCTCCATGTTGAAGAACCAAAAAGAAATTTCCTCTGATTATGCTTGATGTTAAATTGATTCGTATTGTCACTGGCGAAGAAATCATCGCTGAACTTGTCTCTCAAGATGACGATACTATTACCGTAAAAAACGGTCTCGTAGTCCTTCCTAACGCTCAAGGTGTTGGATTTGCACAGTGGGCAACTGTGATTGATCCAGATAACCCTGAAGTTACAATGAAGCAACAGCACGTTGTTTATGTTTGTGATGTTCAGGAAGACGTTAGTAAGAAGTATAATGAAATGTTTGGGAGTAAATTGGTTACTCCAGCGTCTAAAAAATTGATTGTGTGATGAAATCGTATAAAACTCCTCTTCGTTATCCTGGTGGCAAGTCCCGTGCTTGCACCAAGATGATGCCATATTTCCCTGACCTTCGTGACTATAAGGAGTACCGTGAACCATTCCTAGGTGGTGGTAGCGTAGCGATACATATTACAAAGAAGTATCCTCATCTGGATGTCTGGGTCAATGACCTGTACGAACCTCTCTATAACTTCTGGAGAGTTCTACAGGACGATGGTCGTGCTCTCTACGAAAGTTTGCAAGATCTCAAATCTAGACATCCTAATGAAGAATCTGCAAGGGAACTATTTTTAGAATCAAAGGATATTGTTAATGCTTACACTGAATCGAATCTATCTCGCGCTTGTAGTTTTTATATTGTTAATAAGTGTAGCTTTAGTGGACTCACAGAGTCCTCGTCCTTCAGTAGACAAGCAAGTGTCTCCAACTTCTCAATGCGAGGAATCGAAAAACTCCCAGGATATACTGAAATAATTCAGAACTGGAAGATTACTAACTGGTCATATGAGTCACTTCTTACTGATCGCAAAGAAGTATTCACATACTTAGATCCTCCATACGATATTAAAGACAATCTTTATGGAAAGAAGGGAAGTATGCATAATGGATTTAACCATGATGACTTTGCTTCTGACTGTGATAGATATATTGGACATCAACTTGTATCTTATAACTCTTCCAACCTTGTCAAGGAACGATTTGATGGATGGAATGCAGGTGAGTTTGATTTGACTTACACCATGCGATCCGTGGGTGAGTACATGCGTGAGCAAAAAGACCGTAAGGAACTTTTACTTTATAATTATGGAATTAAAGGACTGGCTTAACTCAATCAACTTTAACAAAGAGGATCTACGTGAGAACATCAGCACTTACCCTCCATATATCGTTAATCGTTGTTTGTCTGGGCACCTTGATTGTGTCATGTTCGCCAATGAGATGAATATGTATAACTTTCTTGATAAAGATATGCAATATTCTTTTTATCTAAATACTTTGAGGAAAAGAAAGAGATTCTCTCCCTGGCTCCGAAAGGAAAAAGTCACGGACCTAGAATGTATCAAAAAGTATTATGGATACAGTAATGAAAAAGCATCTCAAGCTTTAAAAATCCTGACACAAGAACAGATTAACTTTATTAAACAACGACTTGACACTGGAGGAATGAAATGAGTGCTACGGTTGAACCAACGGTACAGTGGTCCCAAGATCAGATGGTTGAGGTTCTCCTCAATGAACCTGATGACTTTTTGAAGGTACGTGAAACTTTGACTCGTATTGGAGTTGCGTCACGGAAAGAGAAGAAACTCTATCAGTCCTGCCATATCCTGCATAAGCAGGGAAGATACTTCATCGTTCACTTTAAGGAACTGTTTGCGCTTGATGGAAAGCACGCAAACCTCACTGTGAACGACGTACAGCGCCGTAATCGCATCGCCCGTCTCTTGTCTGACTGGGGTCTGATTAGCGTCGTTAAGGAGGATTCTGTGACCGATATCGCCCCTCTGAACCAGATCAAGGTGCTTGCATATAAGGACAAGTCTGACTGGGTTCTGGAGCAGAAATATAACATCGGTAAGAAAGGAAAGACCCAGGAAACCGAATAAATAATATTGCGATCTTTCGTGCGGTCGCTTCAAAAGTCGGAAAACCCTATAGGACGGTGTGGTTGTTGCTACACCGTCTTTTTTTATTTCTTGTATAATTAGTAGTGGATGCCGAAAGGGTCCACACAATCAAATCTCGCTTACAAAGGAGAAGTAAAATGGGAAACCTCATGAAGTATAATGCTGCAAATATCGATCAGTTGCTTGATCGTATAAATAAGAACAGCATCGGTATGGATGAATACTTCGATCGTCTGTTTACACTACACGAGACAACGACGAATTATCCACCGTATAATCTAATTCAGGTCAGCAACGTAGAATCCAGGCTTGAGTTAGCACTCGCAGGATTTAAAAAGAAGCAAGTAAATGTCTACACACAAGACGGAAAACTCTTTGTCGAAGGACAACGAGAAGATGGAGAATCAGGAAACGAGTACATCCATAGAGGAGTGGCTCAACGATCATTCACCAGAACTTGGACACTGGCAGAAGATACGGAAGTTAGATCAGTTGAATTTGAGGATGGGCTCCTGACAATTGTCCTTGGTAAGGTTGTTCCTGAAGCACACCAAAGGAAAGACTGGTTCTAAATATAATTGAATATCGTCGCCGCGAGGAGCACCTGGCAAAATCCAGGTTGACTCCTCCTTTTTTTGTTGCTATAATTACGGGAGGAAAAACTGACTAATGGCAATTAAACTTTTACTGTTGAAGTCTGGTGAGGACATGATTGCGGATGTCAAAGAGATGACATTCGGAGAGGGCGATGACCGTAGGGTGATTGGATATTCATTGAATCGTCCATGCGTTATCAAGATGCGAGACCCTAACGTGATTCCTGAATTGCAGAAAGGTAATACAAAGAAAGCAGGATACGAAGTATCTCTGTTCCCCTGGATTCCTCTGTCGGCAGAAGAAGATATCCCTGTTCCTTGTGACTGGGTTGTGACAATGGTAAATCCAGCATTTAAACTGAAAGAAATGTACACCGAGGACATCGTTAACTATGGAAAAGACAATCAAGGTACTGCTACTGACGAACAATCAGATTCTGGTAACTCAGATTGATGAGGTAGGAGCAGATATCGGAGAACCCGATTGCAAAATGACCAATCCTTTCTTATTGAAAGAAGATGGTACACTGGAACCCTGGTTGATTGCGGTATCGCGTCAAGATGAATTTATGATTAGTTCTGATAAGATTATCACTCTTACAGAACCCATGCCCACCCTAGTTGAAAAGTACGAATCACTCACTAAGTAATGCGTTTCTACACTAATGTTCAGTTGATCGGTAATCAAGTCCTCGTTCGGGGAGTTGAGAATGGTAGGAGATATGAGCACAGGGATGAATTCTTTCCCACTCTTTTTGTTAAGTCCAAGAAACCTACTAAGTTCAGAACATTAACAGGTGAATCAGTAGAAGAAGTAAATCCTGGCAGTGTTCGGGATTGTCGAGAGTTTTATAAAAAATACGACGAAGTAGATGGATTTGAAATTTACGGAAACGACCGATATATCTACCAATATATTTCTGAGAAATATCCTGAAGACGAAATCAAATTCGACATCAGTCAAATCAAGCTTGTTACTCTTGATATTGAGACGACAGCTGAATATGGATTCCCAAACGTAGAGTCTGCTCAGGAAGAGATTCTTGCTATTACTATTCAGGACTATACCACCAAGGAGATTATTACCTGGGGTGTAAAACCTTTTATTAATAAGCAGAAGAATGTTACCTATCACCACTGCCCCTCAGAACACGAACTTCTGAGTCACTTCATTAATTACTGGATGCAGGATGTCCCTGACGTGGTGACTGGTTGGAACATTCAACTGTTTGATATCCCATACATCTGTAAGCGTCTCAACAGGGTGCTTGGAGAGAAGTTGATGAAGCGTTTCTCCAACTGGGGTCTTGTGACTGAAGGAGAGATTTTTATTCAAGGTCGGAAGCACGTCACCTTTGACGTTGGTGGACTGACTCAACTTGATTATCTGGATTTGTATAAGAAATTTACATACAAAGCACAAGAGTCATATCGCCTTGACTACATAGCTGAGGTAGAACTTGGTCAGAAGAAACTTGACCACTCTGAATTTGATACCTTTAAGGACTTTTATAGTAAAGGGTGGCAGAAGTTTATTGAATATAACATCGTTGACGTAGAACTTGTTGACCGATTGGAAGACAAGATGAAACTCATTGAACTTGCCTTGACTATGGCTTATGATGCCAAGGTCAACTATGCAGATGTGTTTTATCAAGTCCGTATGTGGGACAACATCATCTACAATTATCTGAAGAAACGGGACATTGTTATTCCGCCTAAGATTAGGTCCGACAAAAACGAAAAGTACGCGGGTGCTTATGTCAAAGAACCGATACCAGGAAAGTATGATTGGGTTGTCAGTTTTGACCTTAACTCTCTCTATCCTCATCTTATTATGCAGTACAATATCTCCCCTGAGACACTCCTTGATGAGAGACATCCCACAGCTACGGTTGATAGAATCCTTGCGGAAGAAATAAACTTTGAGTTGTATAAGGATAATGCGGTGTGTGCCAACGGTGCCATGTACCGCAAGGATGTTCGTGGGTTCCTGCCAGAACTCATGGACAAGATGTATAATGAGCGGGTAATTTTTAAGAAGCGAATGCTTCAGGCAAAGCAGCAATATGAAAAGACTCCAACTAAAGCACTGGAGAAAGAGATCGCCCGCTGTAATAATATTCAGATGGCTAAGAAGATTTCACTCAACTCTGCTTATGGTGCTATCGGTAATCAGTATTTTAGGTACTATAAACT